TGAAGGTATGATGGAGGAACTGAATGAACTGTTCAACATCACCGGCGGGATAGTTACTACTATCCTGCTTCCTCTTTTCGGTGTGTTCATGTTCTATGATTCAAAGAAGCGCAAGGCGGCTGCGGAAGCGAGAAAGGCGGAAGCTGACAATATCACCTCGTATGCTGCTGAATGGAAGGAACTGTACGAGAAAAAGGAACACAGGGTAGTGGAACTTGATTCCAAGATAGACCAGCTTTATGCCGAGAAGAA